AGTTACCCATCGCCTTGAGATTTGAGGAAAAGACTTAAACCATCTATCCTTTATAGCTTTCAGAATGGAGAGAATTAAATGTTTTTTTAGAAACTAATCATTAGCTTACAGTTTTAAGTAAATAAAAAATTATAATATAATTTAGATTCTAAAAATCATGGCAACAGAACGACAAGTAAAAGCATTTAACAACGTAATAAAAAAAGACATGTCTGTTGGAGAAGCAATGAGAGAGGCTGGATATACATCACTTGTAGCAAATACGCCACAAAACCTAACAAACTCAAAAGGATGGAGAGACTTACTCGAGAAGTATGTGCCAGAAAAACATCTGATGAAAGTCCATAAAGAAGGACTAGGCGCAACAGTAAAAAAACCACACTTAATAGACAGAGATAGTAAAGGAAGACCTGTATATGAATATGTAGATGAAGTAGATTATTCAGTGAGACATAAATACCTTGAGACTGCATACAGGATTCGAGGAAGGTTACAAACAGAACTAGAAGAGCCACAACAACCAATACAAGTCAATATCATAAACGTGTTAGGAAAGGTCTATGGAGGAGAAACTACTTGAAAAATGTCTAGTAATAGCTAGAGAAAGTGGAGTACCGAGAGACCAGGCATTCAATCTAGTGTCTAGAGGATATATACCACTTCCGTGGCAATGGAAATTTCATTCAGCAGCAAGGGAATGTGATAAAAAAGGAGGACCAGTAAAAATAGGTGCTGGAGGTGCTAGAGGTCCTGGAAAGTCTCATGCTGTTCTTTCGCAAATCGGACTAGATGATTGTCAGCGTGTACCTAATCTCAAATGTTTATTTCTAAGGCAGACAGGAAAAGCGGCACAAGAATCGTTTGAAGATCTAATCGAAAAGACACTGCGAGGAAAAATAAAATATCAGTACACACCATCAAAAGGTATTTTGAGATTTTTTAACAGTTCTCGTATTCTTCTTGGAGGTTTTGAAAGTGAAAAAGATATTGATAAATATATTGGCATTGAATATGATCTAATTGCAGTAGAGGAACTTAATCAATTAAGTCAAGGAAAAATAGACAAACTAGAAGGTTCATTACGTACATCAAAAGAGAACTGGATACCGAGAATGTATACTTCATTTAATCCTGGAGGAATAGGACACAAACAAGTCAAAGCAACTTATATTGAACCTTTTAGAGCTCACAATGAAACAAAAACAAGATTTATTCCTTCAACATATAAAGAAAATCCACATCTAAATATAGAATATACGAGTTATCTTGAAACATTGGGAGGCAATTTAGGTAAAGCATGGAGAGAGGGAGATTGGGACATTTTTGAAGGACAGTTTTTCAATGAATGGAGAAATAATATACATGTAGTTAAACCATTTACAGTTCCATTAACATTTAGAAGATTTGGTGGATATGATCATGGTAGAGCAAAACCAGCATGTTTCAAATGGTACTTTATTGACTTTGATGGAAATGTTTATTGTTATAGAGAATTATATGTTAACAAAGAAGATAATAGTTCTCGTTGGGAAGTAGAACAGATAGCAAAAGAAGTTTACAAAATAACAGAACAAGCAGGAGAAGTGCTTGAATATGTAGTAGCTGATAGTGCAATATTTACAAAGACTGGTATAGGTGAAACAATAGCAGAAGTCCTTAAAAAGAATGGTGTAGGTCGTGAAGGCGGAGCTATTCCAGTATTATTGCCTTCAATGAAAGATAGAATATCTGGTTGGACTATTATGCATCAATATCTTTATCATGATGAACATACGAAACCAAAGTTGTATTATTTTGAAACTTGTTATGACAGTATAAGAACAATACCAGCATTAATCCATGATAAAAATAAACCAGAGGATTTAGATAGTGACGGAGAAGATCACGCCGCCGATGTTGATAGATACTTTTTACAAACAATTAGAAGTAAAAAATCAATAATACCATTAACTAAAACAGAACAGATGATAAATAGATTTAACGAAAAGATTAAGATTAAAGACACAAGTATTTTACATGAAAGCAGATGGAATGTGTAAGTTATCCACAGGTGTGGAGTTGATTTATAATATTACTATAATATTATATATACATGCTAACAAGTCATCACAATACCTTCATGCAAAAGATACCTTGCTTGACTGGAAGTGAAAAGGGTATGATATTCGTATCTTTTTCACTTGTTAGCACAGGTAGCAATAACCGCTCTCAAAAGGCGGTTTTTGCTTTTTCGTAACATAAAATAATGAAATCCGAGCCTTCAGGCGAAACTCGTTAAACTTCGTCTGTTAAACAGTAATTTGAAATAGGGTTTATATGGGAAAGCTGGAAAAACAGTTGTCCGCTCTGTCCAGCCGTTTGTTATAAATCTTATTTTATTAAAATGTTATTTACAATAGGTAGCACTATATTCAAAATAACATCTCATTATAGCAGTCACTTCTTGTTGTATAGCATACATACAGCAAAAGCGGAGAATAGTGTCTTAAAAAATAGAAAAGTTAACGAAAAGGAGTTATCCACAACTTGATTTTATAGAAATACTACTATATAATCTAATTAAATATGAATCTAATTTCTTATAATAATTATTTGTTAGTTGATCCAATTGAAGAAGTAGATGAGACTACTTCTGCTGGAATTATTCTTCCAAGTAAGGGAATAGAAAATGATGAGCAGATTGCAGTAGGAAGAGTAGTTATTGGTACAAATAAAGTAAAAACTGGGAAGATAGTCTATTTCAATAAGTTGATTCCTTCTGATATTACGATTAAATTAGAAGGAGATAAAGATGCTAAAAAGAGGTTCGCATTACAAGAGTCTGATTTAATGTTTGGTCAAAATGATTAAAATTATATTTTTAGTAGCAATTGTATTAATTCTTTTTTATTTATTTGTCAATAAGGCAGACAAAAAGAATCTTTTTATCGTTGAACCTAGAAATATTCAAGAACATTTAATTTATCCATGTACGGATGGAAAGTGTGCTTAATATACTATGAAAATATCTGAATATAATAAAGTTCTAAAAGAACATACTAAAAATGCGACAGATTATAAATTAACTGGAGATGATAAACAAGCACATGAATTTTTTGCCGGTAGAAAAGAAGAACTAAAGTTGTATAGAAGACATTCTGGAGTTGAAACAATATGGAGAGCGGCAGACAAAGCATATCAACCACATACAATTAGACCAGATAAGAAAGCTGTTTTAGTTTCTGATGATGAACTTGGTTGGCGTTCAACAAAACAGGTTTTAGGTACAGATGATGAATGGATGGAAGACTCCATAGCCCCTAATCCTTATGTTAAGATTCAGACAGCATTAGGTATTATCGTAGATAGAAATCCGAGTGGAGTATTTATTCCAACGTCAAAAAAATATGTAAATAATACAGCATTAGTTGAAGATTTATATAAACAAACATGGGTAACAGGACATTCAAAATCAGCTTTTCTAAAACCATTTGTATTTAATCAAGCAAAATATGGTCTTGGTGTTGGTAGAACTTATCCATTAAAGTTAAAAAGAAATGTTGATGATTTAGTCAAGTTTAATCCAACTGGAAAGAATGTATATAAAACAGTAGAACAGGTTTATTATGATGATGTATTTAGAGAGAGTTTATCTCCTTGGCAGTGTTGGTTTGATGATGCTGGGACTGTTGGTAATCCATATTCTTTCAATGATAACATGTGGTATAAGGATTATAGTTGGCAAAAGTTTATAGAAATATTTGGTAACCTCCCTAATTTTAAGTATGTAGTTCCAACAAAACAGGTATTACATAAAGAAGAAAATATTGAAAAAAACCAGACACAACATTCATCAGATGAAAAAAGCGGAATAAGTAAATATCAAATTAGATTATGGTTTTATGAAAATCTGGAACTGGACAGACTTTTAATAGAAACCAATGATGGAATTGTCCTTGTAAATGAACCATTACCACAAAAACCGAAAAACAAACATCTTTCATTATACGGTGCTCCATGGACACTACGAGATGATAAAACTATTTATGGCATAGGAGTATATGAGTCAATGAGAGGAGATCATAAATTACATACAAAGATTCGTCAAATGACAATGGATCAACTTGTACTTTCAATATATAAAGAATGGTTTTATGAGGGTACAGATACTTTACAAGGAGATGGAATAATGAAAACAAGACCAGGCAAAGGTCGTCAAGTTATTAATCCACAGAACATCAAATGGAATGAAATACCTGGTCCTGGTCAAGAGGCATGGTTAGCACTTGATAGACAGGAACAAAAGATTGAAGAAGCTACTGGAATTACTCGTAATCTTACTGGAGAGGTAGTTGGAAAGACTGCCTATGAAACAGCTCAAGCAAGAGAATCAGCATTAAAACGTCTGAAGACACCTCTAGAAAATCTTACAGATGCACTTGAAACAGAAGCGTATATAACGTTATCAATTATTGAAGATTTATATTCAATACCAAAGATAAAACTACTAGCAGAAGATAGATATATTGATGCTGTTGATTTAGAATCAATGAAGGATAAACAAGGAGAATTGCCAGAATATGTTGAAGAGTATCGTGAATTACCAACTAATCTAAATATAAGTAATGAGGGGTCAATAACTAAATCGAATAAACAATCTTTTATTAGTTTACGTCCAGAATTACTTCCATGGGAGGGTATGATAAAGATTAGAGGAGAATCAGTAGTTGCTGAATCAGAATTATTAGATAGAATGACAACTACTGAAATGGCAAATCTTATTATTCCATTGTTGATGCAACCTCCAGAGATTGTTAAAAAACCGGTTATAGAGATTCTAAAAGTTTATAAGAAAGACCCGAAAGATTGGGTTCCAGATTCATGGTTACAAGAACAAAATCAATTATTCAATCCACTTCAACAAAAACAAGAGATGCAACCCGATCAGATGCAATCTATGATGAAAACTCCAACAGTAATACCACAATCAGAAATATCAGGAATAACAACTCCAGATGAATCATTAAAAAAGACTCTATGAATGATATTACGTTAAAAAGAATTTTACAACAGATTACAGATGACCAAAGTATGAAAGTTCTTAGATATGTAGCAGATATTCTAATAGCAAATTGGCAAAAATCAAGTGCAATAGGTCCAAGTGAATGGGAAACAGTTAAAAATACGATTTTGAGAGAAGAAAGAAAAAATGGAGTTAACATATTTTTACAAGAATTAGAAAGAATAGCGCATGAGTAAAAAATTAGAAAAAGGATTTCAAAAACAACGATTAGTTATTCCAGATTCAAGCAATAAAGGAAATGATATCGTTGCTGATATTAACTGGAATGATAGCGCTAAAGGAAAATATATTAGATTTACTTTAGGAAATAAAGTATCTATAGTCAAAAAAGATCATTTGATGTCAATTTTATTCATGTTAGGCAACCTAAAAGAACAAGAAGCCATACTGAGCCCATTTGTTAGAAAAGTTAATACATTAAAGTTTACTAAAATGATAGGAATTTCAACAGTAAAAGATATTCGTAAAGGAGAATTGATAAATGTTTTATTAGATTTTAGTTTTAATCCAGAAACTAATCAAATAACTTTAAGTAAAGGAAGCAAATTTGGACTAACTCATAATAGATGACTTGATTTTTATAAAATAATTATTTATAATTAAAATAATAAATATGGAAAGTAATACTCAAGAATCAAAAAATAATGTTAATTTACAAGGAGTTTTTGAAAAAACTGTCAATGTAAAATCTCTCAAAAAAGACCTTGATAATTTAACAAATATAGTATCTGGACTGGCTCAAACTGTGGATAAGTTTGTGAATACTCCTACAATGGATAAGTTTCAAGCTCCAGTAAATAAAGGTTCAGACTATCAACCAAAAGGATATGTTCCGCTAAAGTATAGGCAAATATGTGATGAAATATTATCACCTGAATTTGGATTAGATTGTGAAGAATTTGCCGATTCGATGGATTTTACAGTAAGTGTTATTGTACCAGAAAGATTTAGTTCCTTGACAGTACAAGAAAAACAAGCCAACGTCAAGGATATTCGTTCAAAAGTAATTAGTAGAGCAGTTGGTGAGAATGGCGTTCGTGAATGGTGTCAAAAAGTTAGAGAAAATCTTAATAAATTCTATACTTCGTCGGGTGTAGTTAGTCCATTTATTCATGCCTAATATTATGCCATTAGGAACAAATGTGGGTCAAAACGTAAGGGAGTTGTATAAAGACAATAAGAAAAAAGGTAAAGCTCGTGGAGCTAATGGAAAGGTAAGGAGTAGAGCACAGATTGTTGCTATTGCAATGAATGCGGCACATAAAAGAAAAATGTATACAACTGATGGATATATGAAAGGATAATTGTAATGTGTGACCAGCATGTAAAATATGCTGATCAGACCTTACAATGGTCAAGTAGTTAATCTTCCTACGCCATGGAAGTAAAATATAGGCGTAAAATTATGACTAATAAAATTGGAAAATTACCAGAATTTACTGAAGGAGGTGAAACTTCTTCAGAGGAAGTAAAAGAACAGGAGCAAAATGCTTCTGAAGAAACGGAGATAACCGAAACCGAATCTTCCGAGGAAAACAAATCAACTGAAGAAAATAATACGGATGATAATGATAATAAAACTTCAGAATCAGAGAAACTGAAAGCTTTAGAAGAACTTCGAAAACAAGAGGATGAACTTAACAATGATGTTACTAATTTAGATATTGAAATTAAAGCTAGAAGAGATAAGATAGTTCAAAAAAGAGCAGAACGAAGAGAGAAAAGAGATTTGATAGACAAAATCGGAGATAAATTACCAGAGACACAAGAAGATAATTTACAAGATATTGATTCTACAACGCTCCAAATTCTCGATAGATATACTCGTTCTAAAGGTTTAGTTCCAAAGTCAGAACTGGAAAATATAAATTATGAAAATCAACATAAAACTGCTGAACAAGCATTTTATGAAAGACATAAAGAATATCTTCCAGAAAATGATAAGAATGATATCTTATACAATGCTCTAAAAGTAGAATTGTCATTATATGCAAAACCAAATAATCCAGTTTTAATTACGAAACTATTTGAAAAAGCACATTATGAAGTCAAAAGACAATATCCTCATTTATTCAAAGATTCAACACTTACTGAAAAAGTAAATGCTAGTCAAAGAATAGGCGTATCTTCTATAGGTGGAGGTAATACTGGTGGATCTTCTCGTCAAACTTCATCAAAAGGAGGAAAATTATCACAGACACAGATAAATATCCTTTCTCAAGGTGGTTGGACTGAAGAAGAAATTACAAAACTTAATTCTTAACACTATGGCAGGTTTCATAATTCGAAACGATGACAGGAATAAGGGTGCTATTCAGCTTCCTACTTCTTCTATTGCTGTAACTGTTGGAGACTTACTTGAACTCGTTCATGGTGCAACAACTTGGACACTTTGTACAACTAGCTCAAATGCGGCTACTAGAAAGGCAATAGCGACAGAAACTATTACTACTTCAGGTACTTCTGTAAATGGAATTATTCTTGATGGTAGTGAATTGGTTGAAGCAACTGTAGATAATGCGGCTTCTACTAATCATAACGGAGACGGAATGATTCTAGGCACAGCTACGACAGGAGCTATGACGATAAATAATACCGGTACAACTGTTGCTGGTACGACAATGGCACAAGTATTTGCACAATATGCACCAGTTTCTACTGTTTCGACAACCCAAGTTCTTGGTTGGATACTAGTAGGAAATGGAGTCTTGCAATCAGCTACATAAAAGTTCATTATAAACTAAATATTATAAATTACTATGGGCGTTCCCTTTACATTAGCGGATGCCGCAGATTTGGTTGATTTGGCTATCCAGGACATTTATCTCAAACAAACACAGCTTGAGAAAAAGCCTGTATATACTCAATATTTCAACACAGTAACTGGCGTAACAGACTATTACACAAAAGATTCATCTCTTTCAGGTCTTGGTCAAGCCGCTAGGATTACTGAAAATGCGGTAATTACAAGTGAAGTACCTGTCCAAGGATATGATAAAACATATACCCAGGTAGAGTTTGGAAAACTCCTTCCAGTCACTAAAAAAATGTGGAAGTTTGGTCTAAAAAAGCGAGATCTTACTCGTGTTGTCAATGCACTTATTGGTGCATGTGAGCGAAAGCGAGAAGTTCTTTGTGCTGACAGATTAGATAACTCATTCTCAACTTCATATACAGTATCAGATGATTCTGGAAATTATACTGCTACAATTTCAGGAGGTGATGCAATAGCACTTATTAGTGCTTCACATACTCGTGAAGATGGTGGTACAAATTGGAATAACAGAATTACAGATGGTACAACAGTAAATATGGATATTGATTATGATGCTATCAAAGCGGCACATCGAACAGCTTCTCTTATCAAAGATCCAAAAGGTCAGTTGATGAATATAAATCTTGATAAGTTAATTGTTAGAAAAGGACATTCAGTTGCTTTTAGAGCAAAGGAATTACTTGCTAATATAAAAGCTGGTGGTCCTCGTTCTCAACCTTCAACGGCGCAAAATGATTCTGCAGCCGCTCCTGAGTATGAGGTTGTAGAAGTTCCGTGGATTGCCACAAATACTTCATATTGGTGGATGATTGATTCATCTATGAAAGGAGATGAATATGGTCTTCAGTATAAAGAATCACAACCGATTCAACTTGAAGGACCACATCTAGTATTCAAGACAGGAGAGATTCAATATAAGACTACAATGATGTTTGATATTGGATTTAATGATGCACGATGTATCGTTGGTTCAAAGAATACAAATGCGGCTTAAAAACTAATAATAATAAACTATGAACAAAACTCTTAAATATGTTATTACCGGAGTAGTAGGAGTTATTGTTGGAATTATGGCCGTACTACTCTTTGTTCGTTCATTAGGTTCGGTTGGTGGAGCTACAAACTTTGGTGGCAGTCTTGTTGTTGATTATCTTGAATCAACAGGACAAGTGACTGCTTCAAGTTCTATTAGGTCCACAGCTTCAGTTTACTCAGGGGGTAGTAATTCAACTACAACATCTGCAGGAACGATTGCGACTGGTGGTGGTGCATTTACCTTGATTGCCTCAGATATCGTAAATTATTCATCTATCTCTGCAAATCCAATTATTGCTTCTACTACATGGATTCTGCCAGCTTCAACAACACTAACTACAGCTGGTTGGCTTCCAAATGCTGGAGATTCAACGAACTTTGTAATCTACAACGCAACATCTTCTGTTGCAGTGGGTCTTGGATTGAAAGGTGGTACTGGTTCATTACTTAAGTTAGCAACAACATCTGCTGGAACAAGTGCTACTATTGCCACTACAACTTCCGGTGATTCACTTCTTATACGAGCGATTAGAAAAGCAGATACTGATATATTATTTATTGTATCTCAATTTCATTAGCTAGTTAACTCTTTGTCTTTGTTATTAGACAAAGAGATTAGCTAGTTAAAAATAATAATATTAAAAATTAAAATGGCAATTCAAACAACCAATCAAAAAACAAGTCCATATTATGAAAGTATTGAATTTAATTTGACTAATGGTTCAACAAATTATAATGTTGCATCAAACCAAGCTACATTTTTATCAGTAGTTGGTCCTACTGGTCCAAATAATGCTTATCCAGGAGAAGTTATAATTAGAACAGATCAAACTATTTCAGTTAGATTTAATTCAATATCAAATATGGCGATTACTCTTACTTCAACAGAGACTGCAATTACATGGAGAGGTGAAGTGCAAAACATCTTTCTTACAAATAACAGTGGTAGTACAGCGGCAATTAAGATTCTTTGCTTACCGTAGTAATACAATGAATGATTTTGAAGGACAAAAACAAGATCTATTGAAAACAGTAATCGGGTTAGATAGTCTTCGGATAGAAAGAAACTTTATTCTTTCAAATATAGAGAATTTGAAAAATGATATTTCTTCCTTAGGAGAAAAACAAAAACAAGAAAAAGAGAAACTAGATTCTATAATTGAAAATAGATTGTATATTGAAAAGCAAAAAAATACTGAACTTGATAAGAGAGAGAGTATGATACAAGAAAAGGGAAAAGATTTATCTAAATTAGTTTCTGAGCTTAATTTAAGGGAGAGTAGAATTGAAAAAGATGAAGCTAAATTAATTTCTATAAGAAAAGAAATAGAAAATCAGAAACAAGAACTCGAAAGAAGGATTCAAAATTCTAATAATAAACAAATAGAAATTAACTCTTTATTAAAAGAGATAGAAATAGAAAAAAATAGTTTAAAGGAAAAAAGCCTTTCTTTGAAAGAAAAAAATGAACAAATTGAATCTAAAATCAAAATGATTCAATTGAGAGAAGAAGAGTTAAATAACGAAAAGAATGAATTGAATAAAAAAGAAAATTTTATTAATAAATTGTTAGATCAACATAGAAATAATTCCATAGTTATAGAAGAAAAAGAGAAAAAACTGAAGGAGGATAAAATAAAATTTGAAAAAGATTTATCTGATTTACTTAAAGATAGAATTGAATTAAGTAGGAGAGAAAAAGAAATTAAAGAAATTCAGAATCAGTTTATTGAAAAAGAAAAGAAATTACAAGAAACAGTAGATTTACTAGAAACGACAAAACTTGAATATGTTGCTAAAGACCGATTCTTAATTAGAAAAGACAGAGAATTAGCAGTTAGAGAACAATTATTAAAAACTAAGCAATAAAAATGTTAACTAAGCGTGTAGTTATAGGAAGTGAAACAACAGATGGAAGAAAAATAGATCTTGATTCTGTTGGTTCAAAAATTGCATTACCAGTTACACTTTACGATAATAGTGGAAATCAAATAAGTGCCTTTGGCGGTGTTGTTTCTATTCCAACTTCAGTTGGAGATGGTAGAAAAACTGTAACAACAGCAGGAACAAGAGTTGCTCTTTCAACAACTACTTCATGTAAAAAAGTAACAATACAAGCATTAGATACAAATACAGATGCTATTGTCGTTGGTGGATCAACAGTTGTTGCGGCTTCAGCAACAAGAAGAGGGATTGTTCTTTTACCATATAATAGTTTTACAATATCAGTAGATGATTTAGCAGATATTTATATTGATTCTGTGGTTAGTGGAGAAGGTGTAACTTATTTATATGAAATTTAATAGATTTAATTATTAACAATATGAAAAATAAAATTATCAATATTGTAACAGGTACAGTGATATCTTTATTCTTGGTGTTGCCAAGTATTGGATATTCACAAACATATTTTACTAATACCTTTGTAAAATATCTAAATAACCAAGTTTCACCGAGCGTAGATACTTGGTCTATTTCGGCTAGTAGCTTTAATGCCACTTCCACAACCGCATCTTTCTTCCCTTATGCTTCAACTACAGCTATTAGCTCAACAGGTTCGGGGTATTTTGCGACATCTGGTGGTAAGATTGGTATAGGCACTACTACTCCATACTCAATATTAGATATTTTTGGAACTTCAGCATACCTTTCAGGTTCGGAACTTAATACTGAAATAAACGATAAAGCCAATCAAGGTGCATTATATTTTTCAAGTTCGGCAAGCAACGCAGAAATAGTACATACAATCAATCAAACGATAGGCACTGATCCATTTACGATATGGACGAGAATAAAAATACCATTAAATAATACCTCCACTAATGGAATATTTTGGATAGGAGGAAATAGTACAGGCGATGGTAATGGAAGTATAGGATTTGATTTTAGTGGTGGTAACCTTCGTTTGGTAATAAAAACTCCAAACACGAATACTCAAAATCTCATAAATGGGTTTACAAATTCAATATCAGCTTCTACTCCTGGTTATGGCGATCAGATTATTGATCTAGCATTCGTAAGAAGTGGGACTACACTAACACCATACATAAACGGAATCGCTCAAACAGCAACGACCTCTAATTTAATTGATGATTCAATAACTTCAACATATGCAGGCATAGGCACGAGAAATAATAGCGGTGGTTTTGGAGATAGAATGCTTAAATTCGTATTATTTAATAGGGCCTTATCCGTTGACGATATAAGATTACTCCGAAGTAGAGGTGTAGGATTTATGGATCAGTGGGGAAATATGACCAACCAAA